GAAGAAATTACAATTTCAGGTAGCGCAGATGACTTGATCCGTATGATGCAATTAGCAGGCGCATCTGATGCAAAAGTAGTAGGCCCAAGCGATATAAATCCAGAGCCAGAAACACCTTGTGGTGCAAGTAAACCAGAGCCTGATATGGGCGATATGGTTAGAATGATGTCTGCTACAGAAGAAGATGACGGGCCAATGGGTGATGAATATGATGACGAACCAAGTGCTCCAGATGAAGTATATTCTAATGATGTAAGTGCAAGTATTCCGCACGGTGATGATTTACACAAGAAGAAGAAAACATATAAACACGTAGCCGGTGGTGACAATCCAATGGCACTGGAAGATGAATTACGTGCAAAATTAAGTGCAGCATTAGAAGCAAAGAAAAAGTAAAACGAATCCCCCCAGCACTCAATAGCGCCTTCGGGCGCTTTTTTTTTGATTAAATACGTTATGAGTAAAAGTTTAGACGGCGTATTAGTCAAAAAAGCGAACAAGCAAGAAACATACACAAATGAACAAGTAGAAGATTTAATGAAGTGTATGGATCCTGATACTGGATACTTATATTTTGCACGTAAATTTGCACATATACAACATCCAGTACAAGGTAAACTACTATTTGATCCTTTTGAATATCAATTAGGATTATTACACAGTTATCATAGTTATAGATTTAACATTAATATGATGCCGAGACAAACAGGCAAAACAACGTGTGCAAGTATATATCTTGCTTGGTATGCAATGTTTGTACCAGATCAAACAATCTTAATTGCTGCACACAAATACACAGGTGCGCAAGAAATTATGCAAAGGATACGCTATGTATATGAACTTTGTCCTGACCACATACGTGCAGGAGTAACAAGTTATAACAAAGGTAGTATAGAGTTTGAAAATGGGTCACGTATATTAAGTCAAACAACAACAGGTACTACTGGACGTGGTTTGTCTATTTCATTGTTATATTGTGACGAGTTTGCATTTGTGCAGCCAAATATTGCTGAAGAGTTTTGGACTTCAATTTCTCCTACACTAGCAACAGGTGGTCGTGCTATTATTACCAGCACACCTAACAGTGACGAAGATACATTTGCTACCATATGGAAACAAGCAGAACAAAAGTTTGACGAACACGGTAATGAAAATGAAGTAGGCGTAAATGGATTTCACGCATTTATGGCACATTGGAGTGAACATCCTGATAGAGACGAAAAATGGAAAGTTGATGAAATTGGACGCATAGGCGAAGAAATGTTTAGGCGTGAATATGAATGTGAATTTTTAGTATTTGATGAAACACTTATTAACAGTTTAAAACTTGCAGTAATGGAAGGTTCAAATCCTAAATTAAATATGGGTCAAGTACGTTGGTATAAAACTCCTTCTGCTGATAAAAATTACACTGTTGCACTAGATCCTGCAATGGGTACAGGTGGAGATAATGCAGCAATACAAGTGTTAGAACTTCCAACTTATGAACAAGTTGCAGAATGGAAACACAATTTAACAGCAATACCTGGTCAAATTAGAGTTATGAGAGATATTTGTAAGTATATTGCTGATACAACAAAAAGCGAAGGCAGTAATGTATATTGGAGTGTTGAAAATAATGGTATAGGCGAAGCTGCATTAATAGTAATACAAGACTTCGGCGAAGAAAATATTCCAGGATTGTTTATTAGCGAACCTATACGTAAAGGACACGTAAGAAAGTTCCGCAAAGGATTCAACACAACACACGGAAGCAAAACTACAGCTTGTGCAAGATTGAAAACTATGATAGAAAATGACAAGCTTGTAATTAGAAGTAAGCCGTTAATTACAGAGCTTAAAGGTTTTATTGCTACAGGAAGTAGTTTCCAAGCAAAACCAGGTAACACTGATGACTTAGTCAGTGCTTTAATTTTAACACTAAGGATAATAAATGTTATGAAAGATTGGGATCCTAATGTATATAATACATTTACGCAGGTTGATCACGAAGAAGATTATGATATGCCAATGCCGATCTTTATAAGCAGCAATTAGATAAATAACAAGTATGATGAATTTAGATATAATAGCAGAACAACTGTTTAATTCAGTTAAAGGTCGCTTTGGCAATTTGACAATTGGCGATGAAAAAGGCGATGTGACTAATGTTCCAAAAGAAGCAAGATTTTTTGATTTTGATTTTGGTCCACAGGATCAACCTATTGGAAAAGTTAGTGTTAGCTTAGACGAAGAAAACGGAATTGTTATTATATATAACAAAGATATGATTGACGAAAATTATGGTCAACATAAAAATGATTGGTTTACCTTTTTAAAAGATATGAGAATGTTTAGTAAAAGAAGGTTACTAAAATTTGAAGTAAGAGATATTACACGTTCAAACTTACAAAAAAGAGATTATAAATTCTTAGCAACAAATCGTCCCGGAGATAATACAATGTCAGAATCAAAAATGTATGGAAATCATAAAACAAGTTTCCAAAAGTTTGGAACAGCAAAACTTTCTATAAAACACAATGGTACAATTGGTGAAGGTGAAAGCAGAACTAGCAAAATTGGTTCGTTGTTTATCGAAACTGCTGAGGGTGAAAAATTTAAATATCCATTTAAACATTTAAGTGGTGCAAGAGCATTAGCTACACACATAGGCGAAGGCGGACACGCATATGATGATTTTGGTAAGCACATTACGGGACTAAGTGAAGAATTATCAAAGCTAAGAAAATTTAATCAGTACTTAAATAGAAGCACAGTTATGGCAGAAGCACTAAAAAAATACAGTGGCGATGTTAAAGAGCGTATGACAAATATTAAGAAAGAAATTGCAAATTTACAAAAACCATCTTATTATGCAGAAGCTGTAAAAAATTATACTGTGCCAGTAATGGAAGAAGTACCAAGCGATGTTGCTGAAAATTGGATAGATCAACTTACAATTAAACAATTCAATGAAGAATTAAAAGATGTATTTCCATATATTTACAACTTAGTAAGTGAAGCAACACTTGCAGAAACAATTACACCTGAAAATTTTTTAGCAGAAGAACAAGATACATATCATAAAGTATCACCAGGCGAAACTCTTACAAGCATTGCTCAAAAATATGCAGATCATTTTCCAGGTGGAGTACAACAAGGTGTTGAAGAAATACAAGATGCAAACGGCATAGCAAATCCAAAACTTATTCAAGTTGGACAAGAGTTAGTTATTCCAAGAGTAACATCAGAGCCAGTAAACATAGGCGGTATGAAAGGCGGCAGCACTAGAGGCATAGATCCTAAAGATAATTACAGTGATGCAGATTTTAAACGTCTTACAAATCCTAGTATGGAGTCTGCGTTTGAAGCAGCATTAGATAAATTATTAGGACAGTTTGCTGAACAAATAAATGAAGGCGAACAACGTTGCTGTAAAGATTGTGGTTGCAAAGAATATCAAGTAAATGAAAGTTGTGATTGTCCACACGATAGCAATAACCATTCAGGAAGTTGGTGGATACCAGTAAGCCAATATAAAATGGAAGGCAATGCATATGCACACGCAGTACGCAAAGCTAAGATGGATGGTAAGAAAAAAGGCGACAAAATAGATCATCCAGATAAAGACGAAGATGATATCACTTTAGAAAAAGAAAAGAAAACACCTTTAGGCGAATTTGTATTAAGTTACTTTGATAGAGAAAATGGAACATTTCCAAAAGGCCCAACAGCCGTACTTACTATGGTAGAAAAAGAATACGGAGAAGCATATGTACAACCAGCAAAAGAGTTCATAGAACGCATCGACGCAAAGGTAGCAGAAGTTATGGGATATAGGGAGTCTGATATAGACGAAGGCAATTTAAAGCCTGGAGATATGGAACTATTGAAACCAATGTTAAAAATTGATGATCCAGATACTTTAAGAATGTATGCTAAAAATATAATGGCAAAATACCCACATCTTAAAGATAATGTTAAAAGATTAATGGGCGAAGGTAAATCAGAAGGTGATGCATACTACATTATGACACACGCTAAGAAATTAGCCGCAGATGATGGACTAGATCCATTTAACTTATCATATGGCACATTAACTGATTATATCAAAAAGGCAAAAAAACTACGTGGTATAGATGAAGAATTTACAAGAATTCAAAAGTTAGCAGGTTTAAGTTAATCTGCTAACTATTTGAAAATATTGTCAAAAAAATAGTTGACAAGATAAATAACATTGTGTAGTATTAATAATATGTGCTACACATTAAAGGCACAGAAGACATAGGCAATTATAAGGAGGCATAACTATGGCATCATTAGCAGAAATTAGAGCAAAGCTCAAAGAACAAGAAGCCGGCGCTGGCGGACAACGAACAGGCGGCGGTGATAACGCAATTTACCCATTTTGGAATATGAAAGAAGGCGAGCAAGCAACGCTACGCTTTTTGCCTGACGGCGATGATTCAAACACGTTCTTTTGGAAAGAACGTTTGATGATTAAACTTCCATTTGCTGGCGTAAAAGGTGAAACTGATTCACGTCCAGTACAAGTACAAGTTCCTTGTATGGAAATGTATGGAGAATCTTGTAACATTTTGCAAGAAGTACGTGGTTGGTTTAAAGATCCAAGTCTAGAAGATATGGGTCGTAAATATTGGAAGAAACGTTCTTATATCTTCCAAGGTTTCGTTGTAGATGATCCATTGAAGGAAGATTCACAACCAGAGAATCCAATTCGTAGATTCATTATTGGTCCACAAATTTTCCAACTAATCAAGGCAGCACTTATGGATCCTGATATGGAAGAATTACCAACAGATTATACTGCTGGTGTTGACTTTCGTTTGTCAAAGGGTACAAAAGGTGGATATGCAGATTACGGCGCAAGTAATTGGGCACGTAGAGAACGTCCATTAGGTGATGCGGAGATGGCAGCAGTGAATAATCACGGTTTGTTTAATCTCAATGATTTCCTTCCTAAAAAGCCAGGAGAAGTCGAAGTAAAAGTTCTTACAGAAATGTTTGAAGCTTCAGTAGATGGCGAAGCATACGATGCAGAGCGTTGGAGTCAATATTTCCGACCAGCAGGTATGCAAGCAAAAACTGGTGATCCAGTGGTTGCAAAACCATCTGCTCCAGCAGCAACAGCAGCAGTAGCAGAAACAACAACTGATACAGGCTGGAAAGAACCTGCTCCGGCAGCAACACCTGAACCAACTCCTGCTCCTGCTCCAGCAGCAGAGGCAGCACCTGCAGAAGAAAACGCAGGCGGCGCACAAGACATTCTAGCAATGATTCGTGCAAGACAAGGTCAATAATAGAAAGGGCTTCGGCCCTTTCCTTTGCTTTTTAGAATAGGAGAAAATATGGCTACTAAGGCATTCGATCCTTCAAAGTTTCGAAACAGTTTAACAAAATCTATTAAAGGTATGAGTTCAGGGTTCAATGATCCTAAAGATTGGATTAGTACAGGTAACTTTGCACTTAACTATCTACTTAGTGGAGACTTTAGAAAAGGTGTTCCACTAGGCAAAGTAAGTGTGTTTGCAGGCGAAAGTGGTGCAGGCAAGTCTTACATTGTGTCTGGCAATATTGTTAAGTCAGCACAAGAACAAGGTATTTTTGTTGTATTGATTGACAGTGAAAATGCACTTGATGAAAAGTGGCTACACGCATTAGGTGTAGAAACAACAGACGACAAAATCCTAAAACTTAATATGGCAATGATTGATGACGTTGCTAAAACTATTTCAACATTTATGGACGACTATCGTGCAATGGACGAAGATGACAGACCTAAAGTGTTGTTTGTAGTTGATAGTTTAGGTATGCTTATGTCACCAACTGAAGTTAATCAGTTTGAAGCAGGTGATATGAAAGGTGATATGGGTCGTAAGGCTAAAGCACTGAAAGCATTGGTTACTAACTGTGTTAATATGTTTGGTTCACACAATGTAGGTATGGTTGTTACTAACCACACATACGCATCGCAAGATATGTTTGATCCAGATGACAAGATCTCAGGTGGTAGTGGTTTTATCTATGCAAGTTCAATGGTAGTTGCTATGAAAAAACTAAAACTAAAAGAAGATGCAGATGGTAACAAAACTAGTACAGTAAATGGTATTAGAGCGGCGTGTAAGGTTATGAAAACACGTTATGCTAAACCGTTTGAAGGTGTACAAGTTAAGATTCCATACGAAACAGGTATGGATCCATATTCAGGTATGTTTGATTTGTTAGAAGCAAAAGGCTTACTTGAAAAACAAGGTAATCGCTACAAGTATATTGATAGCACAGGTGAAGAAACTCTAGAATATCGTAAGAACTGGACAGGTGACAAACTCGAGATGATCATGGCCGATTTACCGGCAAAAGAAGAACAAATGGTAAATATCGCTAACGCAGACGAAGAAGCTGTGGATCATAACGAGGAGCCAGTCTTAAATGGATGAAGAATTTGTGGCGGATATATGGATGCTCTTTAAAGAGTATCTGGATAAGAAGCACATCGAGCTTGCAGCAGAGAAGTATGTTGACACATTGATAGATTATGGACTAGCAGATGATCAATTACAAGAAATGTTAGGTCACGACAAACATTTAGATTATGCTATTCAATATTATTTAGAAATGGATCATCACGATATAGACGATGAAGATGAGTGGGATGAATAATGGGTTGGTACAGTCGAGTAAGTCGCAATATAAATGAAATACCCGCGGCTATACAACACTTTGAAATTGAACTAGCAGAGGCAAAAAAAGAATGTAAGTTTTTTGGCAATGTTGAAAAACAAGCATCGCAAATGCCTGGTATTGTAGAACATAGATTTAATCAGCTACAAGAAATTGAAGCCATCTTAGAATATTTAAATATAGAGCTACGTAGATTGCGTAGCTCTTTTTTCCGTAAATACTTAGAAAACTATCAACGTGCATTAAGCAGTAGAGATGTAGAAAAATATGTCGACGGCGAAGCAGATGTCGTCGACTATGAAAAAATTATAAATGAATTTGCGCTTATGAGAAATAAATGGTTAGGTGTACTAAAAGCACTTGACCAAAAACAATGGCAAATTACAAATGTTGTAAAACTCAGAGTTGCAGGAATGGAAGACGCAACTTTGTAAATAGAGTATGACCCTAACAGTTATACTACCCGCCGCAGGAAAAGGCACAAGATTAAATTTACCTTATCCTAAAGAAATATTAAGATTAGACAAAAATCAAGCACTTATAGATTATAGTTTTGACTGGTTTAAAGATTATGACAGAAACAGTGTAGACTTTGTTGTTGTAATTAATGAATATAAAACCGAAATAGTTGAATATCTATCAAAATACAAAGACAAATATAACATTGCTTTTGTATATCAAAATCCAAAAGAATTAGAATATACTGGTGCAATAAAAAGTGCCTATAGTTGGTTTGGTGAAGATAACGTAGTTTTATTACCTGATACAATTTTAAAATTAAAAGGCACTGAGGACTTGTATACACAAGTTAAAGATAAATTACAAGACAACGAGTTTGTTTTCTTTTACAAAAAAGAAACAGATCCATTAATGTTATCAACAAAAGGTGCATTACAAATGGAAGATGATGTTGTAAAATTCTATGAAGATAAACCCCAAACAGACTTTGGCAAATTTAATGCATATTGGTGTAGTTTTGCATTTAGAGCAAGTTCATTTATGCCCGCTATGGAATATATGGAAAAAAGCACATTAAAACAAAAATTCAATGCGAAACAAATGACATATACTCCATTTTATAATTCTCAAGGTATAGAAGTAGATGATTATATTGATCTCGGTACGTGGAGTGAAATACGTAGACTGTTATCTGAATATCAGGAAGAATAATGTATTTTTTTGTGAGTGATAAAGAACACAACAGATATAGTTTTAGATCAAGAGGTACTTTGTTACTTGAAAATATGGATAGCACCAATAACGGCCTTATAACTGATACAAATCAAATACAGCACAACGATAACAGATTATTTGTATTTGGCAAAAAATTTACAAATGAAATATTAAATGTGCTGATAGAAAAAAATGCAAAATTTATTTGCGATATATCAGATTACAAATTTTATAAACAAGATGTTATAGATTTATATACAAAAGCTGCCAAGCATTGTAAATTTTTTGTTGCTACCTGTGAATATCTAGCAAAAGACGTAGAAAGATTATTTAAAGCAAAATGTTATGTTATAGCAGACTTAACAGAAAGAAAACAAAGCAAACCAATAAAAAAAGTTTTTGACAAGAATGATGTTGTAAAACTTGTGTGCTACGGAGCAAGAAAAAATATTCATAAAGTAAACTTTGATATGATACTTGCTAATATGCAAACTGTACACCCAAACGTACAAATAGATGTTGTTACAAATAAGAATGTAGATGATCCAAGTTGGTGGACAGATTGGAGTTTCGAAACTCAAGAAGAAATGGTTAATAATAGCGATGCAATTTTATTGCCAATTTTTTATAAAAATAAAATAGAAAAATTTGTTAAAGGTAAAGGAAACAATAGACCAATTGATGCACTACAGCAAGGAAAGTTTGTTATCACACAAAGTTATATTCCAAGTTATGTTGATTTACAAGACTATATATGGACAGGTAATTTGACAGCAGGTTTTCAATATTTTATACACAATCCAAATGATGTTTATCAAAAAGTTTTAGCAGGACAAGCCCATATTACTAAGTACTATACACCAATTAAAGTAGTAGATAAATGGCTTGAGCTAGAAAGAATTATAAATGAAAAAAGTTCATAATTATTATTTGCCAGATACAGATACACATTTTGAAAAAATGATAAACAAGCGCATCAGTCAAGGCGGTCCTGCTGAATATCAAGACGATGTTAGAGATGAAGCATTTAAGTACGTAAAAGAATTTAACACAGCAATTGATGTTGGTGCTAATGTAGGATTATGGACTGTTCCTTTATCACAAAAATTTAACAAAGTAATATCATTTGAACCTATGGCACAAGTTTATGAATGTTTGTTAGAAAATACAAAAGGTATTGAGAATGTTATTCTAAATAATTTTGCACTAGGTAGTGAACAAAAAAATGTAGATATGACTTATGATCCAAACAACACAGGAAATAGTTTTATTAACGGTAAAGAAGGCAACATCAAAGTAAAAACACTTGACCAAAGTTTTATGCCTCCGTTTGAACTAATTAAAATTGATTGTGAAAGACACGAACTAGAAGTGCTAAAAGGTGGTATTAACACTCTAAAAAAATACAAGCCAATTATTATTGTTGAACAACATCCTGATACTGAATATTGTGCAGGTGAGTTTTTGAAATCACACGGTGCTGTTGAAATTAGTAATGTTAGAAAGGATTACATCTTTGGCTGGTAAAAAGGCAGTATTAGTTACAGGAGGTTTTGATCCTATACACTCAGGACACATTGCATACTTCAAAGCAGCAAAAAAATTAGGCGACAAACTTATTGTTGGACTAAACAGTGACGAATGGCTTGCACGTAAAAAAGGACGGGCATTTATGCCATTTAGAGAACGTGCTGAAATTATAAAAGAAATGGAATGTGTTGATCAAGTTATTGCTTTTGACGATAGCGATAATAGTGCCTGTGCAGCAATCTTCACAGTATTAAGCACAAAAGGTAGTAACTGGAGAGTTGTTTTTGCCAATGGTGGTGATAGGACACTTATAAGCACACCTGAATATGAAACGTATGGTGATAGCACTGAGGTAGAGTTTGTGTTTAGTGTTGGTGGATCAGAAAAGAAAAATTCAAGTAGTTGGATATTGAAAGATTGGAGTCAACCAACAACAGAACGTGCTTGGGGCAAGTACACTGTTTTAGATAAAGGCGAAGGCTGGCAAGTAAAACAATTAGAGTTTTTACAAGGACAACAACTAAGCGACCAAAGACATTTTAAAC